ACACAGTTTGGTCTTGAGAAGGCTTACATGGTAGGCGTTGATGGACAAGGCGGTTATTCTCACAGGGGTCAAGGCGATGAGGTAGGAAGTGGCGAGGATGCCGCAGAAACCGCAAAGCCGGCACTACCCGCACCGGGCGGCAACAAATATGTTATCAAGCAACCGGGAGTATCTAACATGGCTTACAATGGCCCATCCGGTAATGATAACGTCATTAAGACCGGAGAAATCACCCCCGATTCACTTGAGCGCGGATACCGTGCTTATGCAGCAATGCGTGATGAAGAAGGGCTAAAGTCCGTTGTTAAAGCAGATTGGGAGGCTCGATACGAAGCCGAAACTGCTGCTGCGGAAGAAGTCCGAAAGTCCCGTGATTATTCAACACAGATTGAGTCTTTGAAGGCTGAAATCGCAACCCTACGAACTGAGAACACCGAGATTCAGAAGTCTGCACCGGCTGTTCCTCAATCAGATATCCGAGTCCCTACCAATGAAGAATTCGCCAACATGGGCGATGGTCTTGACGGATGGCGAGCAACAGAAGAACTCGCACGACGCGCATTAAGAGGCGGGGAGTAATTAACGAGGTGAAATAGATGAGTGGATCAAGAGGATACATTAGAACAATTGAGGACATGGAACGCCTGTATTACGGTGCAGGTGCAGGTTCAAACGCATGGGCATATAGTGGAACAGACTTACTAAAGGCTGATTCTCCGCTAGTGTCTTCGACTACCGGAACATATCAAGCGATATTCGGCAGAAAGGTATGGTCGCAACTCAACCAAGAGTTCAACGCCTTTTCTATACTACCGAAGAAGCCGTGGGAGAAGTCCGGTTGGCGTGTCGTAACTGCAAAGCCCGATGATGCTATCGGTCTGCCTGAAAACGGCACACTACCTGAAACCACCAAGCCGGAATTTGCTGAGGTCAGCACTAAGCCAAAGACTGTTGCAAATTCCTTCGATCTATCGGAAACCGCAATGTTCCTTGCAGATAAGGATGACGGATTGGGCGATGCTAGAGCCGTTATGAAAATGGAAATGGCAAAATCTCACGCTGAGAGCATAAACAAAATGCTTCTTGCAGATCTTGATACTCCCGCAGGGAATAACTTTGAGTCAATTGACCGAGCGGTGTCTTCGTCTTTTGTCGAAACAGCGTCTTTTGGCGATGTAAGCGCAATCACAGACCACAACCAATACAACATCACACGAAATGGTGCGGGCGCAGGTTCTCGCCAATGGTATGATTCTAACGTGGATGCAGGTTCAACCGGAACTGAAAGAGCATTAACTCTAAACATTCTTGACGGTATGTTCCGAAGCGTTTGGGAACGTGGAGGTCAGCCAAAGGTTATCCTAACAGGCTACGATACTCTTGAGAAGATTCAGCAACTACTACAACCTCAGCAGCGATTCACCGAGATGAAGCGTGTTGTGCCGGGTGTAAATGGTGTAAAGGGTGTTCCCGGTATGGAAGCCGGATTCGTCGTAGCCACTTACAACGGAGTTCCGCTAATCCCATCAAAGGATGTTCATGCTGAGTCAGGCGGTCTATCTCGACTATACTTTATCGATACAGACTATACTTACTTCTGCACCGCAAAACCAACTCTCTATCACGAATCAGGTATTGAAACCGGAGATCCTTTCGGTATCAACAGACTCGGACAGATGGGTATGTTCCACACAATGGGAGAACTATGGCAACTGTTCTATGGCGCACACGGTAAAGTGCGTGACCTAAGTGCATGAGAGAATTAAAAAATTGGAAGTGAAGAAAAATGGCTAACGCAAATATTACAGAAGCAAGCAGCAGCGTCGTATTGGACACCCGCCTTTGGATGGGTGCAGCAGACAACACAGATTGGCTACAATCGCCAATAGGAAGCAATAGCGTTCAAGGCGCACCATGCCTCCTAGTGGTTGATTTAGTAGTGACCGCAGCATCGACTGAAACAACCTTTGATCTAACTGATACCGGAATTACAGGTGTTGATGGAACAGCAACTATCGCTATTCTAGGACTACACAACAACTCCGGCGGTTTTGAGGCAGCAACACTACCTCACACCACAGGTTCAACGGCAGTATTCACGACACCTTCGGGAACCGCCGGCGACACTTACAGATTGTCGCTTATCTATCGCTGAGAGGGCTAATCATGGCTCTTAGGCTACGATATGTTGGGGCAAGACCATATACAGAATTCCGCACAGGAAATAAGTTGTATGGCTTTGCGAGAGGAATGGAACGTGATGATGTTCCCGATGAATGGATCGAGGCACACATCAGGCCGTCAATAGATAATGGTTCGACCATGTGGGAAATCGATGATTTAGCACCACAGGAAAAGGCCGCTAAGATGAAAGAAGTAATCGAAGCACCACCTGTTGTTGAAGAAGTCATTGAAGAACCCGTTGTTGAAGAAACAGTCGAAGAAGCAGTTATCGATATGCAGGGCTTCGACCAATCTCTAACTAGAGCGCAAATGATGAGTTGGTGCGCTGAGAGAGGCATTGGAGTCGCAAACACAGATACAAAGGCTAGTTTGACTGAAAAAGCAAATGCGTATCTAGGTGTATGAGATGACTGATAACCCAACCGACACTAATGATGGTGAAGGGCGGTATGCAAGCCGCACACGGGTTAATCGTAGGGTTATTCTTTTCGATAACCTAGCGAGTGTAGGTTCTGCAACTAAAACGCTTCATCTTAATGGTAAAATAGCCCGTGTGGTTATTGATCCAAGCAGGGTTAAATCGACTAGCACTACTGCAACATCAGGTTCTTTCAAAATTTCAATGGATGTTGAAGATGCGGGAGGCACAGAATACCCCTACTGCGATACAATTGCTAATTTAGATTACAGAACATCAAGTAATACGCCTTTGAATTTTCAAACCTCCGAAGGCGGTAACTTGAATGCAGACGGTGGCGCAACATCCGGTCTTCATTTTACTGTATCAGCACCGTCGTCTTCAACAACAGGCGGAGTTACAATTGATGAAGCAGCACCGTGGAATGGCTTAGTATGTGGGGATGTAACCTTCACAATAGCGGATTCTGCGGGGACTTTTGATGCAGACACAGGCGTTTTGAGGCTTATTCTTATCATGGAATAAAGCCAAACAAAAAATAAACGCTTATTATGGATTGTCTTAACTCGTTAATCCAATGGCTCTTACCGTTGAACAATTAGGCCGAACTAACGTAACAGGAAATCGGCTAACAGTAGCATTGAAAATAACCTTCGATAGTAGTTATCCGACAGGTGGCGAATCGTTGGATCTGACCGAGTATGTTAGTAATATTGATACCGCCAACATTGAAGTAAGCGGTGGATATGTTTTCGCATATGATAGAACAAACAAGAAAGTTCTAGCCTACGAAGCCGGCGCAGATGGCACGGCTTTAGATGAGGTTGCTAACGCAACAAATCTCTCATCCGTAGTAACCTATGTATCGGTAACAGGCGGCAGGGCGTGAGGGGGCTAAATGTCCCGCTTAGAAGTGGGCGACATTTGTTTTGAAGAAGCCCATGAAATAGAACGCCGAAGAAAGGTGCGACTCGCTGAATTAGCGGGCAATGATGGTGGATACGTTGCAGAAGACGATTCGCCGTTTAGTGCTAACAATATGGCTAATGCTCAATCAATCAATATGAAACTAAGCGGTAAGGAAAGGTTTGATATTCAGAACATAAGTGCAGGGACTAGGTGTATGTCATGCGGTCTGCTGCATTTTTGTTGGACACCCCGATGTGCAGGGTGTGGCGGGCCAATGGAATACAATATGGGGTATAATACATGACTGATGAAAAAATAGAGAAAGAATTTGAAGAAGCGTGGGAAGTCGCTAAGGCCGTAGGTTGTAGCGTCTGTGGTATGGCGGAATTCCAAACGCAAGGCAAATGCGGGCTTGACCCAAACCATTCAATGAGAATATGCCCTGCGAGAAGAAATGCAGGTAGCAGGGAACGAGCCGAAGGAATACGCGAATTGAGAATGCGCCGTGCGAGATGAGAAGGCGATGAAAGGTGGTGAATAATGCCGAGAGTATTCAATCCGGGTCATCGGCCAAGTCAGCCCCTTTATCCCGATGAATTATCTTACACCACCGTTGCTAAAGTCGAAGCATTCTTACAATTGCCTCAACCCGAAGCGACTCCTTTAGCCGGAGATACAACGGTTGCAGTA